GCTGATCGAGATCTCAGGCTCTTTGATGATCTTAACTGAGTCACCAAAAGAGGCAATTTCACCAAAGTAATCTGTGTTGGTGATATCTTCAACGACGGAAGACTTACGGAAAGCCTTCTGTACTTTCTTCGAATAGATAACGGGCGAGAATGCACCGTTAGGTAAGTTGCCGTGACCGGCTGCGCTAGGGAATGCCATTTGAAATCTCCTTTAAGTTTTTCGTTTTGGCAAAAATTAGATCAATAAGATCTAGGATTCGACTTACAAAACGAACACTTTCACTCAGAGGCCAATTTCAAAACGGGTGCGACTATGGTTCCGGTACTTCGTCGGGCCGTTAGACTTATTGGGTAGTCTTGCGACAATTGTTCGTTATATTGCCCGGGAGGGCGTATATCCCAAGGGGGGATAATCGGTCGGTTGTGTGGTAGGCGTACTGCGGCACACATTCCGGTATATAGAAGTAACAGGATCAGTTATATCACCAACCCCGTTACTTCGTCAAGCTATTATCGAGCGGCTCCACTCAAATCATATACGAATTGGCCAGTTTTCATTGATTCAAAAATAGCTGCTTCGTTCTTTTCGTACTCTGCATCACTCATTTTAGATATCATAGATTCCGTGAACTTGGGTTTCAGATTGCCCGCTGGAGCAGACGACCCAGAGCGTGATACCGATTGTGCTGCGTCTTTAGCAGGACGACCAGGCCTACGCTTAGTGTCCGCCTTGTACAAATCGATGGCACGAGCTGCAGCAACTGCATCCGTATCATTCTCATACAAAGACGCTTGTACCCACTGAGGCTGAATTGCTACCCAATCATGAAAAGCTTTATCAGCACGGATCTCAGGGAAGTCTGGGTGCAATTTTAAGAGCTCGGCTTCAGCTTTATCCCGCTTCAACTGCCGTTCTAGTTTAGTGAGACCTTCTAGCTTTTTCTCGCCTATCTCGACGGCTTCTAGAGCACGTTTTTGTGCAATAGTGTCGATAATGGCCGCTACGTCAGGATAACGCTTAACCCATTCAGCAATCTCTTCTTCCGTTTTAGGGAATTTGATCTGCTTACGGGCGGCTTGATCCAATTGCTGCTTAACACGCCCTAACTCTTCCTCTTTCTGCTGCATGACTTGCTGCATATGTCTACGCAAGTCCCCGTACCGTTTCTTAAAACTAGCCTCTTCGGCATCTGCCGGTTCAGCTTCCTGCGCAGTCTGATCTACTTCTTCTGGAGTCTGTTGATCAACATCTTCCATCTCATCATCCAGCGTACTACGATAGGCATTCTGATACTTCGCCATTTTTACTATCTCCTATGGGGGCCTCAAAGTAGTCTGTATCGACCCTATGCCAATACAGAGGTTTGCGGGTAGCCCTGACCACGCAATTATTAATATTCTTTGAATGCGTAGGGATCTTTTTTGATCATTAGGACGATTTCTTCGTCACCCACGTAGTCATCTTCTACTTCTTTTCCGTACTCGGCGTCTTCCTCATCCTCGTACTCCATTTCCTCTTCTTCCATCTCAGGCTCAGAGACTTCAATAGCATTGCCTTCAGGAGTTTCGAGGTCTTCCATCTCTTCGTCCTCTTCATACTCTTCCTGCTCGTAGCCGGGGCCTTGAATCTGACCTTCCATGGCCATTGCCATGAGCCCCATCTTAGCTTCCATGCGCATATCCATGATGTGCTTCAGGCCATGCCAACGAACGACGTCAGCTGGTATGACAACCTCACCCTCAGACAACATGGCAGGTACATCATCAGCTACTTCCGAGGCAGTAGACCCGTAAGGAATGGCATTACCGGAGTCCTCTTCGTACCCGACAATAACTTCGGGGGCCATCATTCCACCACAAGCAAATTTATTAGTTTTCATAGTTCCCTCTGTTTTTCCTACGTATCCACCCGAGTAAAAGTTTGCGGGTTTCTTTTTAACCATGACGCCAGCGGGCCCAAGTTTAATGTTAGTGACATCAAACCCTTCTCCCAAAGTCTCGGATACATATTCACGCAATTCTTTTGGAGTAAACCCCTTTTGATACGTGCCGATACTAGTAATTCTAGACATAGCTTCCGGGCCTTCTTTACCCTTCGCAGTCATGACGTCTTTACCACGAGTTGTGATAATAGCCGTTCCGTTTGGAGACAGCACTCGACCGATGTCTTTAACGATCCCATCTCTCACATCCCTTGGTACTACGTTCAGTACGTTGAGGTTTGTTACTCGGTCGTACGAGTTATCTGGGATTGTTTTTGAATCACGGTAGGTAGGATTAAACCCCTCCCGTGCAAAAGGCTCGTAGCTATCTGCTTCCATTTTTTTAGCGCCGACACCGAGGCCTGCACCAAAATCCAAGGTTTTACCGGAAGGCTGGACATCGTCTAGGATTGTTTGAGACTTCTCGTATGTAGGTAAGGTCCCCGCAATTTGAGTCTTTTGAGCGTTTGATGCTGGTGGGAGCTCTACATCATCAGAAGCCTTTGCCAACGGGGTAAACAAATCGTCAGCTGCCTTGGAAGCCTTTTTACCCGCCCTGACTCCACGAGATATCATTCCTACCCCGGGAATAGCCCCCAAAGCACTCAGCGCAGCTGAACCGTAATTGCCTTCCTGGTACTCTTTATACGCATCCACTGCCGACTTGACTTCTCCTACAACAGGAACAAAATCCGTGGCGATATCCAGGGCTGTCATGGCCGTATCTACACCACTTGATCCTTGACGATCTTCTGGACCTTTAGGTACGTACCCTTGAGGTAGGGGATCCATAAAGCCTTGTACCATACCTCCTTCTGCCATACGAACAGGCTGAATCCTGCTGACTCCCTGCGGTCTATCCACAAGCATAGTAGGACCACCGGGGACTGCCATGCTAGGAGGCATCTGCCGATTTATCTGCGCCCCAGGAGCCTGAGATACGATCTGGCCAGAACG